AACACTTGCGAAAAGTGTTCACATCTTAAAGGTTTTAAGACATGTGACATATGTAATTGTTTCATGCCCTTAAAAGTCAGACTAAAGCGGGCTACATGCCCAAAGAATAAATGGGAGAAATAAATGGATATGGTAAAGAATAAAATGGAGTGGTTAAAAGCTAGAGTTTCCGAGAGAACTTCTTGGGACGGAGCTGTTATTATAGCAGGTTGTCTAGTTATCCTACTCACAGGCGGATTGGCCAAATTACTAGCATTTGCAGGACTACTCTACGGAGCTTGGACCTGTTATAAGGCGGAAGTATAATGCCTAAAGGCAAAGGTACTTATGGTAAAAGACGAGGCCGTCCTAAAAAACGAAGAAATGGTAAAAATAAAAGAACTCGCAAGAAAAATTCGAAATATACTAAATGGTCAAGATAAAAATTTTGATGGTAAAGTAGATATTCATGATAAAATGATCGAAGCAGAGGAAAAAGCAAATGCCAATAAGAAAAACTAAAGGCGGGTATAAAATCGATAATACTCCTGGAGTTTCTAAAAGTAAGAAAGCTGCGAAGCAAAGGCTTCGCGCAATCAAGTACCGCCAAAAGAAACGCAGGAAAGATCGTCGTAGGAGACGATAGGAGAGAAATATGCAAATAGCAAGAATATTAGGTACAACAACACCAGCAACTACAGGAACTGGAACAGCCAGTACTGTTGAAAATGCTCATTTTGTTATGCTTCATAATTCAGGTTCAACACTTAGAGAAGTTGTTATACAAACTGCACAAAACGGAACTACATTGGGAAATATCTACTTATCAAGTGGAGAAAGAGTTATAATTTCAAAAGACCCCGATGAAGTAATTTTTGCAGCACACGCTGAGGTTAAACTTACAAATGTAGACCCAATGAAGGTAAACTAAATAATGCATATAGAAGAAAGAGATCAATGGTTAGAGGAAGTTGCAAAAACTTGCAGCGTTACTTTAGCTATTTTGAACAAAAAAGCAAAAAATGAAGGTTACATATCTGAGGCTGATCAGATGATGAGCGATGTTTGTATGGGCTATCTCTATCTTTTAAATGTATGTGATACGGAAGGAGTTCTTTTAGAAGCTCCTATTATTAAAACTATAACTGAAACTACAATTCACTAATGTTAGATATAAGTAGAAAAGATATACTTTATGAGGATATAATGGCTTTCGACCCTTCGGAACGCTTCATTAAACTCCCAATCACAGAATACATGAACTTATTAGGCATTACGCCTAATTCAGCACAAAGGGCATTAATCAATGCTCTAAATAACCCAAAATATAGATTTGTATGTGCCGCCATTTCAAGGCGTCAGGGAAAAACATATATTACAAATGTCATTGGACAGCTTGTTTCACTCGTGCCGGGTTCCCACATACTCATTATGTCACCAAATTATGCTTTATCGCAGATTTCCTTTGATTTACAAAGGCAACTTATAAAGCATTTTGATCTCGAGGTGGTTAGAGATAATGCAAAAGATAAGGTAATTGAACTATCTAATGGTTCAACTATAAGAATGGGTTCGGTTAATCAGGTTGATTCTACCGTTGGTAGATCATATGACCTGATTATTTTCGACGAAGCAGCGCTAGCTGACGGAAAAGATGCGTTTAATGTTGCCCTTCGTCCTACATTAGACAAAGAAGATAGCAAAGCCGTCTTCATTTCCACTCCAAGGGGTCGAAATAATTGGTTTGCAGACTTTTATCACAGAGGATATAGTGATGAATTTAAAGATTGGGCTTCTATAAGAGCTACTTACCATGAAAATCCAAGATTTAGTAAGGAAGATATCGTAGAAGCTAAAAAATCGATGTCCCAAGCTGAGTTTTCACAAGAATACTTAGCAGATTTTAACACATATGAGGGACAAGTATGGAATTTTAATTTTGAAGAATGTGTCGCAGACCTTAGTCAACTTGATACTAGTAAAATGGACGTTTTTGCTGGTCTTGATGTCGGGTATAAGGATCCTACGGCTTTTTGCGTGATAGCATATGATTGGGATCAAGAGAAATTTTATCTAATAGATGAATACCTTGATGCTGAGAGGACTACTGAACAGCATGCAATAGAAATTCGTAAAAGAGTAGACAAATATAACATAGATTGGATTTATATCGATTCGGCAGCTCAACAAACTCGCTTTGATTTTGCCCAAAATTACGATATATCTACTATAAATGCTAAAAAATCTGTTCTTGACGGAATTGGACATGCAGCAGGCATAATTGATAATAACAAATTGATTGTAGATCAAAAATGTCAACATGTACTGCAGGCAGTAGACCAGTATCAGTGGGATAATAACCCCAATTTAATGAAAGAGAGGCCAAAACATAATATGGCTAGTCATATGTCAGACGCTTTAAGATATGGACTTTACACTTTTGAGACATCAGCGAGCACTTTTTAGTGGAGACCAACGAAAAAATAATTGTTGACAAAAAGGTGAAATTTTGGTATAATTTTAATAAATAGAGATTTTATGGATTTAAAAAGAGATTTAGTCAAGTACGTTAGAGATAAAGCGAAATCTAAGTATAAGAAAGCAACCCAATGCTATATTTGCGGGGAAACAGAAAACTTAGACTTTCACCACTTCTACGGAATGACTGAGCTACTTGAAACTTGGTTAAAGAGTAAGAAAATTACTATAACCTCGGCAGATGAAATAATGAATCTTCGAGAACTTTTCATTGAAGAGTATACAAATGAAATTTATCACGAAGCTGCTACACTATGCAAAGCCCACCATCAAAGGCTCCACAGTATTTATGGTAAACGACCTAAGTTAGTGACAGCACTTAAGCAAAAGAGATGGGTTAATATACAGAGAGAAAAACATGGCATGGTATGACAGAATTTTAGGCAGACAAGTTGAGGAGGAGAAACTAAATCCTGCTCAGTCTTTTATCGGCATGGAAGAAGGGTTAACAATTGACACCCGAGAAAGCAAGGACAATTACAGATCAGCGTACGAGGAACTAGAAGTAGTTAATCGCGCTGTGAATATGATAGTAGACGATAGTTCAGATATTCCTTATGATATAGGATTAAAAATTAATGGAATCGCACCAGTAGTAGAAAATGTTCGAAAAACTCGTGTAGATTTATTACTTAATAAAGAACCGAACCCGTTTCAGGATATCAATACTTTTAAGAGAAATCTTATTATTGATTTAATGATTGACGGTAATATTTTCGTCTATTTTGATGGAAGACATATTTATCATCTTCCAGCACAGAACGTAACAATTCATTCTGATACTAGTACTTATATAAATAAGTTTGAGTATGATGGTCATATCGATTATACTCCTAAAGAAATTATACATATCAAAGAAAACTCATTTAAATCAATTTATAGAGGAGTACCACGATTAAAACCAGCATATCGAACTATGTATTTACTAGATAATATGAGGAAGTTTCAAGATAACTTCTTCAAGAATGGAGCGGTACCAGGATTAGTACTTAAGAGCCCTAACACTCTTTCTGAGAGAATTAAAGAAAGAATGCTGCAAGCATGGCAAACAAGATATAATCCTAAAAATGGCGGTAGAAGGCCACTTATTTTAGATGGAGGGATTGAAGTTGATGATCTAACAAAAATTAACTTTAAAGAATTAGACTTTCAAGCTTCCATTAACGCAAATGAGAAAATTATTCTAGAAGCAATGGGTGTACCACCTATTCTTTTAGACGGAGGCAATAATGCTAACATTAGACCTAACCATAGGCTATACTATCTGGAAACAATACTTCCAATAGTAAGAAAAATTGGTTATGCTTTTGAAAGGTACTTTGGATTTAAGGTAACTGAGAATGTAACAGAAATTCCAGCCTTACAACCAGAGTTAAGAGATCAAGCATCTTATTATGCTACTCTTGTAAATACTGGCATTATGGCACCAAATGAGGCTAGGGAAGCTTTAGGACATGAACCTTTAGAAGGACATGACGATTTAAGAGTCCCAGCAAATATAGCGGGTTCAGCAGCGAACCCCGAAGAAGGTGGAAGACCACCACAAGAAGAGGAACAGGATAATGGCGAACAAGAAAGCGATACTTAAACAATTAGCAGATTATTTTGCTGAAAAAGGTATGATGATGACTCCTTCTGAGTATAAAGAAGCCGATGATGCTCCCATAAGATATATGGTAGCAAAAAGACCTTTTGGGTCATGGGCTCGCATGCAAGGAATGGTAAGATCTAACTTTCCAGACCAATGGGCCAAAGCTAACCCTGAAGCAGCTCCTGCTCCAGCCCCGAAAGCGGCTGTAGCACCAAAGAAAGCGGCTCCAAAGAAAGCACAAGCAGCTCCCAAAAAAGCGAAAAAGTGAGGTAGATAATGGAGAAAATTTTTCATTGGACTAACACTTTTAAAACTCTAGGCGAGGGCGAAGACGGTAGCATAAAAATCTCAGGATTGGCTTCTACTAATGCTTTGGATCGTACTGGAGATGTTATTAACCATGATGCATGGACAAAATCAAATGGATTAGAGAATTTTAAACAAAATCCTATAATTTTGTTCAATCATGACTATAATAAGCCGATTGGTCGCGC